TGAAAACTGCAATGATATTGAGGAGTTAAGAAAAATGGCCTTATCCTGGTGTTGGTCAGTCTACCACCAGGAAGATTCTAGAATTGAGATGTATAGAACCATAGAATCCTATGAAACTGGAATATATGGAGATTCTGGTTTATAAATGATGATAAATACTATTAATAGGTCTAGTTAAATACATGGCACAACCATCGAATAGATCGGAATTAATAAATTACTGTAAGAGACAACTAGGTGCTCCTGTTTTGGAAATCAACGTTGCAGATGAGCAACTTGATGACCTGGTTGATGATGCACTACAGTTTTTTCATGAACGGCATTTTGATGGAGTGATCCAAACATACCTGAAGTATAAAATTACTCAGGATGATATTGATAGGGGAAGAGCAAGAGGAGATAATAAAAAAGTTGGTATTGTAACCACTACAGAAACGACTTCAATCGTTGGCGCTGCTACAACATTTACCTATGAAGAAAACAGCAATTATTTGCAGATACCACCTTCTGTAATTGGCGTAAATAAAATATATCACTTTGATGGAGCTAAAGCATCGACTCATAATATGTTTAGTTTAAAGTATCAAATGTTCTTGAATGATATTTACTATTGGGGATCTATGGAGATTCTTACATATGCGATGACGAGAAGATATCTGGAAGATTTACAATTTCTTTTGACGACGGAAAAACAAATTAGATTTAATCAAAGACAAGATAGACTTTACTTAGATATTGACTGGGGTAATGTCAGAGTTGGGGAGTACATGGTTATAGATTGTTATCGATTACTGGACCCAAATACTTATGCTGGGGTTTGGAACGATTCATTCTTAAAAAGATATTTGACTGCATTAATTAAACGTCAATGGGGACAGAATTTGATCAAGTTCCAAGGGGTTAAACTTCCTGGTGGAGTTGAGTTGAACGGTAGACAAATATATGATGATGCGGAGAAAGAGTTGGAAAATATTAGAGAAGTTATGTCAAATACATATGAACTCCCACCAATGGATATGATTGGATAATTATGTTAAATCCATTTTTTATACAAGGAACTGCTGGGGAGCAAAACCTCATACAAGACTTAATTAATGAACAATTAAGAATGTATGGGGTGGAAGTTCATTATATGCCAAGATCATTTATTCACGAGAATAGTGTTATTCGCGAGGTTATTGAATCTTCATTCGAATCAGCATATCCAATCGAAGCATATATTCAAAACTATGAAGGATATGCCGATAATCCAGTTCTTCTTTCCAAGTTTGGTATTGAACAGACGCAAGAATTAACTTTTGTTATCTCCAAAGAAAGGTGGGAAAATTATATCGAACCTCTGGTTAAAGATAAACCCGATGTGAGATTGTCAAGTAGACCAAAAGAGGGGGACTTAATATATCTTCCTCTAGGAGATCGTTTATATGAAATCAAATATGTAGAGCACGAAAAACCATTCTACCAACTTCAAAAGAACTATGTTTATGAGTTAAGATGTGAACTCTTCCGTTACGAAGATGAAGTCATTGATACCGGTGTCATGGAAATTGATGACAACTTACTTGGGAATGAAACTGATGGATATGATTATGACGGAAATTCTACCATGCTTGGTCCAACACAAACAGTAGCCGTTTCTGGTGTTGGTGTTACTGCAAGTGCAATTACAGGCATTGTAGATGGCGGAATTCAATTCGTAAGCATTACAAATCGTGGAGGTGGATATTCGGATCACCCAACTGTTGGATTCTCATCTGCACCAGTAGGAGGAATTACTGGTATTGCAACAACAAGAATGATTAGTGGATTCAGAATATGCAATCTGAACACAAATAAAAGTTTAAGATCTGTTCAAGCGGTAGATCTATCGAATGCTGGAGCAGGATATAGTGTCGCTCCTGGAGTGAGATTTATTGGCGGCGGAGGTAAACATGCTTCTGGAATTTCATCAATTGGTGATGGTGTTGTTGGAGTTATTACTGTTACCAATCCCGGATCTGGTTATGTTGTTTCACCAACAATCACCTTTACCGGAGATTCCATAGTATCTGCAGCTGCGACAGCGGTTATTGGAGATGATGGTGACATCATCGCAATTAACATTACCAATGCTGGTTTAGGATATACTCAGGCACCTACAATCACAATTTCAGATCCATATATGGGTGCTACTGGAAGTTTCCAGTTCAACGAAGTTGTGACGGGTTCTATCAGCGGAACAACTGCAAGAGTAAGAAAATGGAACTATACCAATGTTCTTGATCTATCAAACATTAGTGGGACTTTCCTTGTAGGAGAGATTCTTGTTGGATCTAGATCGGGAGCAGAACATAAGATAATCTTTATAGATACCGAACCAACTGATGATGGATATGCTGATAACTTTAATATTGAAGTAGAAGCAGATGAGATACTCGACTTTTCTGAGCAAAACCCATTCGGCACACCATAAATAAAATATAATCTAAATTAGTCATGTTTGAGTATTTTTACAACGAGATATTAAGAAAAACAATTATTGCCTTTGGAACCCTGTTCAATAATGTGACGATCAAGCATTTTGATGCGGACAGTGTAACAAACGTTATAAAAGTACCTCTTGCATATGGGCCAACTCAAAAGTTTCTTGCAAGATTAGATCAATCTCCAGATTTAAATAAATCAACGGCGATTACTCTTCCTAGAATGTCTTTTGAGTTTACGGGTCTCACATATGATCCATCTAGAAAAATTACAACAACTCAACAGTTTGTTGTTAAAAATCCAGATGATGGAAGGGATGTCAAAAAAACATACATGCCAGTTCCATATAATATGCAATTTGAACTGAGTATCATGACTAAATTAAATGATGATATGTTGCAGATTGTTGAGCAAATTTTACCATACTTTCAACCAGCATATAATCTCACAATAGAATTAGTTGAACAGATTAAAGAGAAAAAAGATATTCCAATCGTTCTAGAGAATATTACTACACAGGATGATTATGATGGAGATTTTACGTCCAGAAGAGTTTTACTGTATACGCTAAGATTTACTGCTAAGACTTATCTGTTTGGTCCCGTTACCTCTGCATCCAAAGATATTATCAAGAAGGCAACCGTCAATTATATCGCCGGAAGAGACGCATCAAGTGCTGCGAGAGATGTTACTTATTCTGTTTCTCCACGAGCTATTAAAGATTACAATGGCGATTTTGTTACAAATATTTCAGATGATATTAACATGTCAGCAAAAACTATTGTAGTCGATGATTCTAGTGGTTTGACTGTAAAAACATATGTGGATCTTGAAGGAGAACAATTGTATATTAAGACAATTAATGGCAATAAAATTACTGTAGAGAGAGGAAAAGATGATACGACAATAACATCACACTTAAAAGGTGCGCCAATTAAACTTATCACCAAGGAAGATAATCAATTAATTGAAATTGGCGATGATTTTGGGTTTGATGGTGACTTATTCTGATGACAGATAAATTTAACAAATTAAACGAAACCTTTGAGGTTGAGGGGGAGGTCATCTCTAAGGAGATAAAAAAAGTTGAACCAAAAAAGTTGTCTGAAGAAGACATTCAAAAAGACTATGAATACACTCGTGGAAATTTATATTCTTTAATCGAGAAAGGTCAAGAAGCTCTCAATGGTGCTCTTGAATTAGCACAAGAAACAGATTCACCTAGAGCGTATGAAGTTACTGGTCAACTAATTAAGAGTATCTCGGATGCAACGGATAAATTATTAGATCTCCAAAAGAAACTAAAAGAAGTTAATACTGAAGAAAAGCAAAAAGGACCATCGACAGTTAATAACGCATTATTTGTTGGATCAACGGCAGAACTTGCAAAAATGTTAAAGAGCGGATTAAAAGAAAATGATAAATAAATATAAGTAATGATTTCTCTTATCGATGAAGAAGTACTGTCGTCTTTGTAAAAAGAAAGAAGAAAGGAATCAATGCGGTTATGGTCCCAAAATGTGGGACAAGTACTCTGTTAATGATGCAAATGATGATGAGATTAAGAAGGCCGCAGAAGACTCAGGAATCACCTCTGGAGACGGAGGAGAAGGGGGTATGGGCGAAAGTCATGTCTCCAATTTCTCAGATGCAGTCCTCGAAGGGAACAAAAGTGGTGATAATTCTTTGCGTGACTGGTTTGGCAAGAGTCGCTCTAGTGATGGGAAGCCTGGTTGGGTTCAACTCGGTGGTAAATATGCAGGAAAACCCTGTGCAAAGCAACCAGGACAAACCACAAAACCAAAGTGCGGTTCAAGCAAAATGAAGCGTAACCTCAGTAAAGATGAGGAGGAAGCGGCATTCAGACGCAAGAATAAACAAGATCCAAATCCAAATAGAAAAGGGAAGGCGATTAACGTGAACACTGAAGAAACTATCAACGAAAGAGGAGATTATTGGCATCCCGATCCCGACAAAGATCGTAAGTTAGGTGGTCCTGGTCCTAATCAACGTGCCCGTGAAGATCGTGCGGTATCTAAACCTAGTAGTTCATCCTCTAGTTCAGCTAATGCTAAGCCTAAACTGAGACCTGGTGAGTCTTATATGGAATATTCAAAGCGCATGAAAACTCAGCTAAAAAAAGAGGAAGTAGAAATTAAGGAAGAAGGAAAGAAGGACGCCTGCTATCATAAGGTCAAGTCTCGTTATTCTGTATGGCCTTCTGCATATGCATCAGGTGCTTTAGTTAAATGTCGCAAAAAAGGTGCGAAAAACTGGGGCAATAAGACTAAAAACGAAGAATGGAAATATGAGAAAATTGATGCAGCAGCACACAGAAGTCAGCAACGTGCTGCAAAAATAAGAGAACTTTCTAAGAAAGGTGCTACTGAAGGTGAAAGGGCAGCAGCAGCAGGAAAGACCAAAGGTCCTAAGTTAATGGGTGAGAATTGCTGGCCTGGATATGAAAAGAAAGGTATGAAGACCATGTTTGGTAAGAGATATCCAAACTGTGTGAAAAAGACAAAAACTAAGAAAGAAGAAGTAGAACTCACAGATGCATATGGAAAAACCTTTGCGGTTATTGATGACGTAATTCAGAACGAAACAAAGATGGAGGCAACAAAATGCCCTAGATGTGGTCAGAACCCATGTGTATGCACTGAAACATATGATATCGAATCAATGACTGAAGCAACCCGTATCCCAGCGAAAACGGGAAATATTATCCAGGTATTCCTTTCTTGGAGAGGAAGAATGTATGTTATAAAAATGTTCTTCCCATCTGTCGCACAACCAAGTCGTTCAGAGGTTCAGGACCAACTTGATAAGGTATATCCAGGATCAAAAGTTCAGTCATATAAAATCTCCGAAATTAAACCAGGAGAGCAGTTTTTGCATACTGAGGAAACTGAACTTGAAGAGGGATCTCCAGCGTGGCAGAGAAAGGAGGGAAAGAGTGAGTCTGGAGGACTTAATGCAAAGGGTGTTGCGTCATATCGTGCAGCAAATCCCGGATCTAAACTGAAGACTGCGGTTACAACTAAACCATCTAAGTTAAAGAAAGGATCTAAGGCTTCCAATAGAAGAAAGTCTTTCTGTTCCAGAATGAAAGGTATGAAGGCAAAACTAACTTCTGCAAAGACTGCAAGAGATCCCGATTCAAGGATCAATAAGTCTTTGCGTAAGTGGAATTGCTGATGATTCTCAGGGGAAATTTTTATGAGTGAACAGTATCTTGGCAATCCTCTATTAAAAAAGGCAAATACTCAACAGGAATTTACAAAAGAACAGGTTATAGAGTTCTATAAATGTGCCGGTGACCCTGTATACTTTGCAAAAAACTATGTAAAAATCGTTTCTCTTGATGAAGGTTTAACACAGTTTAATCCATACGACTTTCAAGAAAAACTAATCAATAATTTTCATAATAATAGATTTAACATTTGTAAGATGCCCCGACAGACTGGTAAGTCTACCACCGTGGTATCATATCTCTTACATTATGCTGTTTTCAACGACAGTGTAAATATTGGCATTCTTGCCAACAAGGCACAGACTGCGAGAGAACTTCTTGGAAGATTACAAACTGCATACGAGAACTTACCAAAATGGATGCAACAGGGTATTATATCATGGAACAAAGGATCGATGGAGTTGGAAAATGGCAGTAAGATATTGGCAGCTTCTACGTCTGCGAGTGCTGTCCGAGGTATGTCATTTAACATCCTCTTTCTCGACGAATTCGCGTTCGTCCCAAATCACGTTGCTGACTCGTTCTTTGCATCTGTTTATCCTACTATTACTTCTGGTCAAAAAACAAAAGTTATCATAGTTTCTACTCCACATGGTATGAATCATTTCTACCGTATGTGGCATGATGCGGAAAGAAGTAGAAATGAGTATATAACAACCGAAGTTCATTGGAGCGAAGTTCCAGGCAGAGATGCTAAGTGGAAAGAACAGACTATTGCCAACACTTCTAAACAGCAGTTCCAGGTTGAGTTTGAGTGCGAATTCTTAGGATCGATTGATACATTGATTGCTCCAAGTAAATTAAAAAGTTTGGTATATGAAAATCCAGCAACATCAAATGCTGGTATGGATGTATACGAAGCACCACAAGAAAATCACGATTATGTAATTACAGTTGATGTTGCTAGGGGTGTGGGAGAAGACTATTCTGCATTTATTGTTATCGACATCACAGAGTTTCCACATAAGGTAGTTGCAAAATATAGAAATAATGATATCAAACCGATGATGTTCCCCAATATCATCTATCAATTAGCAAAGAGTTATAATAATGCTTTTGTACTTTGTGAAGTGAATGACGTTGGAGATCAAGTAGCATCTATTATCCAG